ACATTTCCATACTTAGATAAATCCAAGTAAAACCTACGACTTCAGCCATATTACTCTCTACTGCACCAGCTCTTATGTTAAACTCAAGCTCAGCACTAAGTAAATTAAACAAATCAAAGTCGCATTCTTTCTGCTTTTCAACAAAGAATTCACATAAGTCTTTATCTTCGTGTAAAGCAAAGTCAATTACATCACAAGATTTAATTTTCATAAAGCCTCCTTTATATTTAATCTAATAAAACAAGAGTTTAATGTTTTTATTGTTTTGTGTTTTAGTGTTTTAACTAGGCTAGAACATAACACAAAAACTAGCAAAAACGCAAGCAAGTCTAGAGCTTGTATGCATTTGAGCTTGTTTTTTTACAATAAAAACTTAACTCATATTTAATATAATTGTATCTGAACTGGGGTGAAACATAACATTGAAACATACCAGTTTTAGCAAAAACACTATCAAAGCAAGAGTTTATGGTTCTTTGTTTGCTGTTTTCTGTTTTTAAGTCAAAGCATAATACAAATACTTTTATACTTTACTGGGGGTCAAAGTGACAATGAAACACACCAAAACACACTGAAACTAATTCAAAGCTAGAACTCGTGAGACTTTGCTTTGTTTTATCACCAATCAAGACTTGTTTATAATAAAACACATTTCTATCTGAACTGGGTGTCAAAGAGACACTTTTCTCCGCCGGCGAAAAAAATAAAAACAAAGAAAACTCTGTTTTAACACAAACCATTGGTATTAAACAGAAAACTCATTTTTACTTTGAGTATCAAACTAATGACTTTTTTGTCTCGTATAAGAGATGAGTGTCACTTTTTACCCCCGTTGGAGTACAAAGTTCAAAAAATATAAATCCTTGGTATTAAAAGAAAAATTAATTTTCACTTAAAACCAAGAGTTAAATTTGAGACTGAACTCAACCTCTAAAATCATTACTTTGATAATCAAACTAACTAGCTATATAAAGCCTTAATAGCAAGCACAATATGCTCAACACCAGAGTTTATCTTGAGTTGATAATAATTTAACTAGAATAAAAGTACTAATATGGTGTATATGCCAAAAAATAAAATAACACCTAACACAAAAACACGTAAAAAATTAACACGCGATTTTATGCATAGTAGTACTAGTTTAACCCCCAGTGTAGTATCAAAATAAAATAACACCCTATACTATCCTAACCAGAAAAAACAGAGTTTATAAAAACTAGTTTTTTTAGACTATACTATAGAGAAAATATTTTACACATATCTATACTACTAAGCTCAAGATTAAACTAAACACATAAGAGTAAACAAAACATTCTAAGTCAAAATCATATAGCTCAACAACGCATATTATCGCAATTCAAAAAGGCGAAGCTCTGAGAGCTCGTTTAACGCGTTTTAAAGAGCATAGCCATATAATTATATCACTCATATTAATCTAGCAAAACAAGAGTTTAATGTTTTTTGTGTTTTTTGTTTGCTGGTTGTGCTTTAATGAAGACAGGTCTTTTTTTTACTAGCAACTCCGAGAGAATGCTTTAATGTTAACTCAGGGTTTTTTAGTAGAAGCTAGTAGAGGCATAGAAGAAAATTAAATATCAACTAAGCGTGGAAGGGTGAAACCTATGCAATGGTTTCACAAAGGAGAAGGAGGTGTTAGGAACCATTGGTTCCTAAGAAGGAGAGAAGAGAGATGCAACTAAGAAGAAACTAAGAGGAGAGAAACAACTAAGCAAGGAGGGAAGGGGAAACTATGCAATTGGTTCCCAAGAAGAGAGATAAAAGAACCTACTGTTTTAAACTAGGAGAAGTTAAGAAGAAACTAAATGGTTAACTAAGCGTGGAAGGTGTAAGGGAACCTAGCTATGGTTCCCTAAGAAAAAAAAGAGAGAAATGCGCCAGCGCATTTTTTCATAAATAAAAAAAATAGGAAGCTACTAGGAATTAACCTAGCAACTTCCAAAGTTTTATTATTCTTCGTCATCATCTTCTTCTAACCATATCTTATATAGATATGGATAAGGAAAAAGTCCATTTAAAAAGTTTTTAAAAGGTTTTAAACCTTTCGAAATATAATCCCCAGTATGTTGCCAATTACGAAATTGGACGTATTCTAACATACTGTCGTGAGCTACACCATAAAAATCTATATCATCAAAATTTTTATGGAATAGTTCTTTCCCGTTCTCATAAGTTAAAATTGTGTTATCATCTAAGATAACACCATATTCTCTTATTCTTTTAAATATAATTTCTTTAACGTTCATAATAAACCTCCTTTAAAAATAAAAAAGAACTATAAGAGTTAATTAAACCCTTATAGCTCTAAAACAAAAAATATATTATTTTACCAAAACATAATTTTCATCGTGGATTTTACTTCCACAAAAATAATGTTTTGTATCAGAATAAGGCTGTTTAACATATAAAACAGCGTCTTTCTTTTCAATAATGAAGTCAAGAATATCTTGTATCATATGATACTTTGTAAAATCTTCGCTAAAATCTTTCCAGTCTTCCGACATAGGATTTGTTATAAATCCTTGCCATCCACTTTGGTGATAGTTATACTTTATATCACCATAAAGTCTTAGTTTAGTTGATAGTTTATATTCCTTTAAAAAATCAACTAAATTTTCCATAATTTCTTTTCTTGTCTTTCTAAATCTAACTATTTCTGCCATTTTATCCTCCTCAATTAAAACCCTATTTGTTCTTAATTTGGTAGTATAGGGTTAACTACCTTTAATATTTTTTTTAAAAGTTTAGACAGTTTAAAGACTTATCTAGGTCTAAAAAAAACTATAATTCTGGAACAGCATAAGCGTCTAAGCCTATGCTATCAAAAAATCTAACTAATTCTTTGGCTATTTCCAAAGAACAGTTATGTGTAATTTTTTTAATATTATTTTCAGTTACGACAACTTTAAAACTCATTTTTTAACACCTCCTTTTTAAAAAAAATGAGTTTGGGTAGTTTATAGTCTTACCCAGGACTTTAAAAACTTAAAATCTCTCATCTAATATTTGAGTATAAGCTCCAAGAGCCTCATACTCTTCACATTTATTTTCAGCCTCAACTTTATTTAATCCTGTGAACCACATTGCTTTTAACCCTGAAATTTCAACGATAACTGTAAACATATTTTTCTCCTTTAAATTAACTCATACTTGCTCTATAGATGTGTATGAGAAACACCTTTAATTTTTATCAAAAATACAAGAGTTTAATTCTTTTTTTGTTTTTTGTTTTTAAACTCTTGTAACTAAGAAGAAAATAAAAAGAGCTAGGCCTATTAAGCCTAGCTCATCTTATCCCTTAGAGTAAGAACTAGACTTAAAAGTCTAATTCAAATTCTAAAGCATTTAATCTGTCAACCTCTTCAGTTACGACATCATTGTCATAACTTTGTGACTTTTTCCAAGTCTTATTAGCTTGCATAGCAAGCTTAAAGACATTATATCCTACGTGGATATCTGTGATGTTATCCACGATTGAGTTATCTGTCAAGGCTGTTGCTACAGCCTTTAAACCTACAGAAAATGCCAATGATTTTAGTCTTTTGACTAAAATCTCTTTATCTTCCTTAACTGCAAGGTAAATCCTTGCAATTTCACTAGACAACTCTCTATCAAGACCTTGGATTGCCTCTTGGGCAATCCCTCCCACTACACCTAAACTTCTCATAATGCATTCCTCCTTTAATTACAGACTTTTGCTCTGAAGGGGATAAGTCTAAAACCCCTTTAATTGTATCAAAGAAACAAGAGTTTAGGCTCTTTTCCTGTTTTGAGCCAAGAAATGCAAATCATTTTTGCATTGCTGGCTGAGAAAAAACTAACAAGCCACGGCGTCGCTTGTTTTGGTTTTTCGGCCGGATGTTATTTTAATTATAATAATTAGAAAAGGCTTGTATGTAATAGTAGAGAAAATAAAAAGAGCCTATTCCTAGTATTAAACTAAGAATAAACTCAATTTATTTTATTTAGTATGCTTCATGAAGAGACTAAAAGCCTCTTCGACAGCTTCTAGTGGAAGTTTGTCAAACTCCACTATTATTTCCCAAAAGATAGAGACTCTTAACTCTCTATCTAGTTTTAGTGGTTTTAAGTCGTCGACAAGTTGTTGCCATTTGTCTCTTGATTCAAAGTTTGTTACACCGTAACAAGCCATTAATAGTCCAAATATTTTTCCTTCCAATTTCATAAAAATCCTCCTTTTGGTTTTTCGACGGAACCTTAACCGTTTTTATTTTTTTATGACTTTAAGTCATCGAAAATACAAGAGTTTATAATATATAATTATTAGAAGAGGCTTTACTGTAATAATAGATAAATAAAAATAGCATTGACAAGATTAACTCATCAATGCTATAATAAATTAGTGTATGAGAATAATAATCTCATAAATATTATTCACGATATCACCTCCTTTCTTGTATTTATTTATTAAGTGTGAGGCATCACCTCCTTTCTGATGAGATGTGGTTAGTTTATTTAGTGTAAGAATAAAAATTCTTAATGATTAATTAGTATTTACTATAAATACAAATCAAATGAGTCGAATCCGTTGATTTTTAAGTATTTATAATAACCTAACGATAGAATAGCTTTGGAACCATTTATCATAGGAACTAATACATAAGAGTTTATATTCAAGTTATCACCTCCTTTTTAAACAATATAGTGAATGAATTGAATGAGTGTGATTTTTTTGAAGAGCTAGTTTGATTTGAATTAGCTCTTTTTTTGTTTCAAAAAGACAAGAGCTTAAAATGCGCCGGCGGAGAAAAAATAAAAGAGCCTACTCAATTAAGAGTAAGCTCTAATATTTTTATTTGACAAAGAAGTTTAACGCTGAAGCATCAACTCCTTTACCTAATAACACCTCCTTTGTAAAATAAACTTCTATAAACTTATGATGCTCTAAAACATCATTAAATTCAGCAAAGTTTATTTTTCTCGTTTCTTTCCCAGTAAAGATACTTACTTGTTGTTGAAATAAATCAACTGCAATATAAGTCTTTTTACTAAGAGATTCATTCTTAATATCCTCCACGAAGAGAGCTTGGTTTTCTTCCCATTCCACGTCTTCGTTGTAGATGTGAATCAAAAGACTTGTTTTGTCTTGAAAATCCCATCTCTTCTTTGGAGTACTAAAACTTGCAGATGTAGTTAAACCTTTTGAGTTTAACCATCTAGAAATATTAGAAAGACTAACGAATAGTTTATAGTCTTCCTTTTTATTCTTATCTTCACTTGAGTGGTAATTACTCAAGTAAAAATATCTACTAGTTTTAACAGAATTTGCCGCTTTGTTTGTGTTTTTCATTTTTTTCCTCCTATGAGTTTTTCTTGAGAACTCTAACTCGAATAATATTTTGTTGTTGTTTGTTTTTTATAGTTGACAAACAACTTAAAAACAACTATAATATTATTAGTGTAAGAGAAACAAACTCTTAATTAAATGCTTAGTTTATTTATAAACATAAGTCAAAAGAATCAAAATGATTCTCAACTAAATATTTATAAAGACCAAGTGGTAGAATAGCTGTGAGACCATTCCACATTGGAACTAAGATATAATTTGAGTAATATTTCAACTGTATCACCTCCTTTATAATTTTATAGTTGAATGTTCGAAGGAGTTTGAATGAATGAAGAGCTAAGTGTGATTTTGAGATTAGCTCTTTTTTTGTTTATGACTATTTATTTTTTATTGTTGACAAACAACCAAAAACAACTTATAATATTATTAGTGAAGAGAAATAAACTCTTAATTATTGTTTTATAACTATTAAAGATATAAATCAAAAGAATCATAGTGATTATCTTTTAAAAATCTGTAATAATTAATATGCATTACTGCATAGCTCCCACTTACCATAGGAACTAAAACATAATTATAGTTGTATTTCACATTATCACCTTCTTTAAATATTTTTCTTGAAGTGTTTGAGGGGGTGTTTTTTTGTTTGTGCTGATTGTTTCGAGAGTGCAAGAGCTTAATATATAATTATATATAAAAGGAGTGGCTTTAATTAAACATAACAATAAAAAAAATAGACAACAGAATTACTTCTGATGTCTTCTTTTTCTCATTATTCTTTTACGTTCAGCTAAGTCGTGTATAAAGTCCTTAGCTAAATATAAAGAAACAAATATAAGATTAAGCTTAAAACTTAATCCCTTAATTACATAAAAATCATGCAGAAGCCATATTTCAGCTTCTGTCATATAAAATGGGATACAGTTTCTCATTCTGTATCTCATTTCCTTTCTGTATAGTTTTATTGCTCCAGCTACTAGAATAATAAACAACTCTCTAAAACTTTCCATATTTTAAACCTCCTAATTTTTATTTCGAGAAAACAAGAGCTTATTATATATTTATATATATTAGATATGACTTTAATGTAATATAAGAAAAAATAAAAAGAGTCCAGGATTTCTCCTAGACTCTAATTACTTTTAGAATGGAAATTCTTCATACACTGCGTCATGAAGCTCCTTTTCATCAACCTCCTTATAATTTTTCATTGCTCTGTCTTTAGCTATTATATTATTAATAGCTTTTATAACAACCTTTTTAAGAGAAGTTCTAGTATTATTGTTATAGTGGAAATTAAATAACGATTCATATGTTATTTCTCCTATTACATCCCAGTTAGGATTAGTCCCAACTGTTTCTACTAAGTTTTCAACTTTGTTTGTTAAGAACTTGTTTGTTCTTATTAAAGTTGCTATTTCACTTAATAAAGTTGTCCATTCCATGTTTTGTCTTGCCATTTTTTCCTCCTGTTTTTGTCGGCTTTACCCAACTTGTCTTCGCTTTTCTCGAAGTGGTGGAAGAAACCACCTTTATTGTTGTGGTCTTTGACCATCGAAGAGACAAGAGTTTATATGTATATATTAAATAGATGTGGCTTGCCTGTGTATGTCTGCTTATATTATAAATATATATAATAGAAAAGGCTTGAAATAAAAAACAATATAAAAAAATAATAGCCCATCTCTAGTTAAACTAGAAATGAGCTATTTACTTTAGTATTCGATTGAGTTTCTCAATCTCTTTATCGCCTCCTCTATCAGTTGTCTTGTTATGTAGTCAAGAATTGTTTCTACTTGACAATCAGGAACAAATTTCCATTTTGTTCCTCTTATATAAGAAGTTTCGAACATTGTCTTACCTTCTTCTTCTAAATAACAAAACTTTACAACTATTTCTTCGTTAAGCATTTCATGCTTAACTCTAAAGTAGCCCATGTCACCAAAGTCTTCTATTTGAAGAAATTGGAACCCATTTAAAACCATAAATAAAAAATCTTGTAACATTTTTCCTCCTTATGAGCTTTTCGAAGGAGCTCTCAACCTTTTTATTTTTTGAGTTTCACTTCGAAGAAGCAAGAGTTTAATATTAAAATATATATAATAGAAATGACTTATATGAATCATATAATAAACACCCGGGTACCTCGAAACTCGTTGAGGGAACTAGGGGGTTGATATTGTGACTAGGTACTAACATTGACTAAGCGAAAATTTTATATAAAAAGTAAAATCCATTGACTAAGTGAAGTTTTATCAGTTAAAACAAAAAGACTCATCAATTGACTAATTGAATACCTGGTACCTCGAACTAATTTTGAGATGTCTTGGGGTGTTATTTTGTGGTTAAAAAAAATATGAGTAGATTTTTTCCGCTGGCGCATTTTTTTGGTTGACTTTTGATGTTTTATTTTGTATACTTATATTTGAGGTGAAAAAGATGATTAGTGTTTTAATTAGTGTTTATAATCGGTTTGAAGGATTACGAGTTACATTGGATTGTATTAAAAGACAACAGTGTAATGTTGAGTATGAAGTGATATTGTGTGATGATGGTAGTACTGGGTTGATTGAATGGCTTAGCGAGAGCGGGTATGAAGGGATGACTGTAGTGAGTCAGTCAGACTTAGGATTTAGACTTAGTAGAAATAGGAATAATGGAGTACGAGAAAGTCTTGGAGATTTTCTTATATTTCTAGACCAGGATTTTATAGTACCTGATGATTTTATACAGACTGTTTACGATAAGAGATGTGAGAATAGTAAGATTTGTTTTTTATATTGTTATTTATCTGAAGAGACTAGTAAGAAAGTTGTTGGACTTGATTATAAATCAGCATGTGAAGTAGCTAGTGAAGATGAAGAGTATAAGATGAAAAGTAGGATATTGGATATATTGATTAAACAAACACCTAGAAGATTTCCTGGATTATTTGCTTGTTATAAAAAAGATTTTCTTGAATATAATGGTTTTGATGAAGGATTTATAGGTTGGGGTTTAGAAGATTTTGAATTTGATTTTCGTTGGTTGGAGTTTGGTGGTAGAAACATAGTATACGACAGAGTGTTATTACATCTATTTCATCCTGTTGATAAGAGTAAAGAAGTAATTAGTGTTAATACTCAATATTATAATGAACGTTGTAATAGTGGGTGTAAAGAAAGTAAATATGGTTTTTTTAATACATTAGGTGAAGATGAATATGAGGTGAAATATATATGAGTAAGTATGTTATAGAAAAGAATGATGGAAGTAAATATGAAGTAAATAGTCTTAGTGATTTTTGTAAAGGTGTTGGAATAACGGAAAGGTTATTGAGATACACAAATCCTTTACTTAAGGGAAAGAAAGGGAGATACCAGGAATGGCATAAGGGATATAAAATACTAAGTAGTGAAGAAATAGAAAAGTGGAAAAAAGAAAAAGAAGCTGAGATAGAAGAACGTGTGTTAGCTGGAACAGACTATATTACGAAAGAATATAAAAGATTAAAAAAGAGTATACAAAGATTGCGTGATGAAAACACTGCATTGCGTGCAATAGAAAGACGTGAGTTTAGAGCGGAAGAAGAAATGCGTTCGTGGAAAGAAAGTATTAATGAACTAATATGTGGTAGTAGAGAAAATGTATGGATGGATTTTGCTGAAACAGAAAGAGAAGAAGAAAAGTTGTTAGGAAGAGAAGGGAAAAAAAATGTAGGTTTTCTTGTTCTTAGTGATTGGCATATAGGTAAGACTGTAGGGTTGGATGGTAATCGTTTTGATTTTGAAGAAGCTCGTAAAAGATTAACACGTCTAAGCGTACATGTATGTAAGTATCTAAAACTTTATAATATCAGCACTCTACATATAGTGTTATTGGGAGATTTTATTCATGCACAACATAGACGTGATATGAAAAGTGCTGCTCAGTTTGTAGAGATAGAAGCTGGTGTTTATTGTTATCATTTAATTAGAGAATTTATAGAGTCCTTTAGGTTTAGTTTAAATGACATTGTAATTAGCGGAGTGGTAGGAAATGAAAGTAGATTTGATTCTCGTGAATTTCATACTAATATAAATAATGAAGCTAAAAACTCTATAGACTATATGATATATGAAATGTTAAAAACTAATTTTGAATTAATACCAGAAGTTACTTTTAATATTAACGGTTCTAATCTTTTTGAGAACGTGTTAAAAATAAACAATAATTTTAACATATTAGCAATACATGGTGATAAAATTAACCAAAGTAATATTGATAACGAAATAAGTAAACTTAAACTAAAGGTGTTTAATGAAAAACGTGAATACATAGATTACGTAGTTCTTGAATATGCAAGTAGAGGACTTAATATTCCAGAAAGTTATGTTAGTCAATTATTTGGAGTAGTATGTGATAAAGACATACACGTATTTAGTATTAGATTGGATAAATAAATCCAATCTTTTTTTTATTTTTACTATTTACAAAATACTTTTGTTAGTGTATAATATATTTATCTAAAAAAAAGGAAGTGGTTTAATGTTAGTAAAAGTAGAAAACAATAATGGTATTTTGGTTACGACAAGTAATAGAGTTGCAGAAGAATTAGGTGTTAGGCATGACCATCTTTTATCAAAAATAGATGATTATATTTCCAAATTTAATTCACCCGAACTTTCGGGGCAATTCTATATCTCTAGTAATTACGTAAGTTCAAACGGTCGTACTGTTAGAAATTATTTAATTACTAAAAAAGGTATAGCTCAATTAGTTGGCGGATATTCTTCAGCTGTAGAAAAAGCTTTTGAATTAAATGTTGCTTACATTAATGAATTTGAAAAAATGGAAGAATTTATAAGAAGTAAAACTCCTAGAACGTTTGCTGAAGCGTTAAGACTAGCAGCAGACCAAGCTGAACAAATAGAAAAACTTGAGTTGGATAATAAAATCAAACAACAAAGAATATTAGAAATGGAACCTAAAGAAAACTATTATGATAAGATTTTACAAAGTAAAGAATTATTAACTATTACTCAAATAGCTAAAGATTATGGAATGACTGGAATAGAAATGAATCAGAAGCTAAAAGAATTAGATGTTCAATATAAACAAGGAAAGATTTGGTTATTAAAAGAAAAACATCAAACTCAAGGTTATACTAAAACTAAAACAGTTCCTTTTGTTCATTCAGATGGTACTCCAGATAGTAATACTTATACTTGTTGGACTCAAAAAGGAAGATTGTTTTTATATGATTTATTAAAGCAAAATAAAATATTACCACTAATAGAAAGAGAAGAGGTTGATGAATAATGTTATTAAGAAATATTAATATGATGTATTTTTCATTTGAAACTAATCTACCTGAAGAAGCTAAAACAGGATTAGGTTGGGATGAGGTCGAAGCTCAGTTTGATGATGTAATAATGCTATCTCAAGAAGGAGAAGATATTTACTTAAATATTGATTTTAATTCTGAAGGTGGAGATGTTCATTTAATGTTCATGATGCTTAATAGATTTAAACAATTAAAACAATTAGGAGTAAAAATAAATATTAATATATGTGGACCTATAATTAGTGCTGGAGCATTCTTTTTATTATTATTACTAGATAGAAATCTTTGTACTTTTAGTTACGATGATTTAAGTGAAAACTATATGTTATTCCATGAAGTTTATACTTTATTAGATTCTAATAAAATGAAAGATGATAAAGATTCTTTTTATGTAGCTAAAGAACACCTCGAAAAGATAAATTTAAAATTATGTGATACAATTCATAAGTATATTCCTTTAACTAAAGAACAAAACTCAGACTTTAAAAAAGGTCGTGATGTAATAATTGACGTTAAAGATTTTATAAAAAAAGTAAAAGAATTAAAAAGACTACAAGATAAATTACCAAAGGAAGTGTTATAATGATTAAAGTATATTCAAAAGAAAACTGCTCAAACTGTAATGAATTAAAATGGATGCTTACTAATAAAGGAATAGAATTCGAAGAAGTTCAAAACGAAAAAGAACTTATGATTGTTGGTTCTAAATCAAGAATTATGTCAGCTCCTATATTAGAAATAAATGAGAAATATTATAGTTTTCAAGATTTTAAAAATTTTCTTGACATTTTAAAATAAATAGTTTATAATGGTTATACAAAACTTAAGTAAGAGGAAGTTCAATCAAAGCCTATTTCCTTGTATGTTCGTTATAGGTTTCAATCTTACAAGTGGCTTTTGCGCAAGGAATAAACGGAATAGAACATACGCCGTCCTAGTAAAAGTACAATTTTGGAGATTAGTTCAGTGGTTAGAACGTGCGGCTGTTAACCGCAAAGTCGACAGTTCAAATCTGTCATCTCCAGCCATGGACGTATGGTATAATGGTTATTACAACCGACTGTCTATCGGTTAATCTGGATTCGATTTCCCGTACGTCCGCCATATACCGAGCTAGTTTAATTGTTAAAACATCAGTCTCCAAAACTGAAAGATTCAAGTTAGAACCTTGAGTTCGGTGCCAAAATATACATCTTTTCCTTGGACTAGATTAATTTCTAGTCTTTTTTTATTTTTATTAAAATTTTTCTTGACTTTTTACACTTTATAGTTTATAATTGTATTATAACAAATAAAAGGAAGTGATAATATGAAATTAAAAAAACCAGTAAAGGAAGATAAGTTTACTACTATTACTTTTAGAATAGAAAAAGATGTAATAGATTGGTTAACTTTTATTGCAGAAAAAAATGGATTGACTAGAACAGAAGTTTTAAGACAATTAATTAAAAGTCAATATACGGAAGAAATAGGAGATTATGACAAATAAGGAGATGATGAAGATAATGGAATTAAAAGATTATTATGAATTGCAAGGCATTGATAATTTTATATCTAATGCTAAAATGTATGATTTAAAATCTAGTTTAATAGCTAGTGGCTTTCCAATGAGACCTATTGTTGATTATACAGAAACTGATGAGAAACTTAAAAACAGAATGAAAAGACTTTGCGACCATCCAATAGGTGCTGGAGAAAACAATTTTTTAAAAGGAGTAATGGTTAATTTTGATATTACTTTACCAGTTAAAGTATGGACAGAATGGGAGAGATATATTTTCAGTCCTATAATTTCAAGTGCTTCAACAGCTTATAAAATCGCTAGTTTCGACATTAAACATTTTTCTAAAGATACTGACCAAAGAATAATAGAACTATGGGACACAATTAGAAAAGAATATCTTGCTGAACCTACAAAAGAAAAATACTTACAATTATTACATAGTACTCCTACTGGAGTTTTATTAACAGCAAGGGTAACTTGTTCTATGATGTCTTTAAGAAACATGTACAACCAAAGAAAAGAGCATAAATTAACTGAATGGAGAGAATTCTGTAAATGGTGTTTAACAATTCCTTACTTTAAAGAATTGTGTAATATAAAAGAGGAATAAAAATATGTCTATAAAAGTCAAACAAGGAGAATTAAGAAAAATAAAAATAATCAAACCTAAAACTAAAAAAATAAATGAGTTTAAAACTAATCTTTCAAAAGAAATTGTTGAAAAACTTGAACATGTTTTTAAAAATATTTAACTTGAAATTTTCCTCTAAAATGTTATAATTTATTAAAGTAAAAAACAACACAATATGGCTATTTTTCTGCATTTCAGGAAAGTAGCCTTTTATTAACTAGAAAGGACATGATTTTATGAAAAAAGTATTTAAACGTAACGGAACAGTTATGAATTTTGATAAAGAAAAAATAGAGAGAGCAATTAGTGCTGCATACAAATCTCTACCTAAAGAACCTAATTTAGAATTAATAAATAAAATATCACATCAAATAGAAGAAATAAATAAAGATATTTCAGTAGAAGAAATACAAGATTTAGTTGTAAAAAAACTAATGAGTTCTTCTGATAAAGATGTAGCTATGGCATATCAAAGTTATAGAACATTAAAAGAAGATTTAAGAAATAAAGAACAAGGTATTTATAAAAAAATATCTAATCTTGTAGATGCTAGTGATTCTAGTATACTAAATGAAAACGCTAATAAAGATGCTAAAACTATTTCAGTTCAAAGAGATTTACTTGCTGGAATAAGTTCAAAAGAATTTTATTTAAATAAAGTATTACCTAAACATTTAGCAGAAGCTCATATAAAAGGAGAATTACATATACATGATTTAGATTACCTTGTTTTCCAAATTAGTAATTGTGAAAATGTTTTTTTAGAACAAATGCTAAAAAATGGTTGTAAAATTGGAAATGCACAAATGAGTGAGCCTAACTCTGTAGAAGTAGCTGTTGGACATACAATACAAATAATCGCTTCCGTTTCATCAAACACTTTTGGAGGATGTACTGTTCCTTATTTAGATAAAGTATTAGTTCCTTATATTAAAAAGAGTTTTAAAAAACATTATCTTAATGGATTAAAATACATTTCTGGAATAGAAGAATGTGGTTTAGAAACAATAGAACATGATAATGAAGAATGTCAAAAAAGATATCCTAAAGCTTATAAGTATGCTTGTGATATGACAGAAGAATCAGTTAAACAAGCAATGCAAGGATTAGAGTACGAAATCAACTCATTATCAACTGTGAACGGTTAACTTTGGCTCGTCTTAGAAGCGATTCTAAGAGGTGTTGCGTGAACGTAGAAATACGGTGTGTGATTGAAAAATCATGCTAACGGTGAATGGTTAAACCGAATACCGTGCCACTCCTTGAAAAAGGAAGGTGTAGAGACTATCCCATTGGTCTGAACAGTATAAATAAAAAGACAATAGGAGTAGGGCTTATGATAAGAAATTACGTAAGTGGGTGAAACCCCCTTAAATCGAAGCGTGCAACTCTGCTTATGCAGATGAAGAGATAGTCCACTTTTGGAGTAGTGCAAACTCCTTTTACTACTATTGGTATAGGAACTGAAACTTCTTGGGAAGGAAGACTAGTTCAAAAATATGTTTTAAAAACAAGAATGGATGGCTTTGGTGTTAAAAAAGAAACTGCCATCTTTCCTAAAATAGTTTATGCAATGTGCGAAGGTCATAACTTCAATGAAGAAGACCCTAATTACGATATATCATTATTAGCGTTTGAATGTATGACTAAATCAATCTATCCTGACATATTATTTGTGTCAAAAGAAGAGATAGAACAAGAAAGAGTGATTTATCCTATGGGTCAATAAAACGGCCCAACAATTCTGAACTCATATTAAAGAGGTGTCTTATATTTTATATATAAGGCTAACGGTTTTCCCCTTAGTAATAAGTTTAATTACAGGGATGTAATTGGGAATGTAAGTGAGCCTAAGTCCTTAATATAGGATATGGTAATACCGTGCTAAGCGTTTAAAAAACGAAAGTGTAACGACTATCCAGTGAATGTAGAGAAGCTGGTTAGGGTAGAGATTAATACTACTCGAAGTGGAATTGCTACTAGAACAGTAGAAGATATAGTCTGATATACAACCTTAATAGTGTTATGAAAATAACGTGTATATTGTGTAGAGCTTTCTTATCTCCTTGGAAAGATGAAAATGGTAAAGAAAAGGTAGTTGGAAGATTTAATGTAGGAGCTACTACAATTAACTTACCAAGAATAGCTATTAAAAATAAAGGAAATGAAGAAGGATTCTATAAAGAATTAGATAGGATGTTAGAATTAGCAAAAGAAAATAGTTTATTTAGAATAGACTATATGTCTAAAACAACTTCTGATGTTGCTCCTATAATGTGGCAAAATGGAGCTATTTGTGAAAAGAAACCAGGAGAAACAATTAAAGATTTATTATATGGAGGATATGCAACTATCTCTATAGGATATATAGGATTAAGCGAAGTTTCTCAATTACTATATGGTAAAGATTTTTCAGAAAATGAAGAAGTTCATAAAAAAACATTTAAGATATTAGAATATTTAAGCAACAAAGTGCAAGAATTTAAACTCGCAACTGGCGTAGGATTCGCCCTTTACAGTACTCCGAGTGAGTCATTATGCGATAGATTCGCTAGTTTAGACTTTAAAGAATTTGGTTCAATTGAAGGAATCACAGATAAAGGTTACTATGATAACTCTTTCCATGTTTCTTCAAGAATAAATATAAGCCCTTTTGAAAAATTAAGATTAGAAGCTCCTGGTCATAAACTAGCAGCTGGTGGACATATTAGTTATATAGAAACAGATAGTTTAAAAAATAATTTAGATGCTGTTAAAGATATATTAAAATATGCAAAGAGTGTTGGAATTCATTATATGGGTATTAATCAACCTGTAGATAAGTGTCATATTTGTGGATACAAAGGAGAGTTTACTGCTACAAAAGAAGGGTTTACTTGTCCTAATTGTGGAAACCATGATGGTACTCAAATGTCAGTAATTAGACGTGTGTGTGGATACCTTAGCCAACCTAACGCTCGTGCATTCAATAAAGGAAAACAACAAGAAGTAATTAATAGAGCGAAACATATTCAAAATGAACAATAAAGAAGAATTAATAATTACTTTAATATTTGTTATTGGAATATTACTAATTAAATGTTTACAATATGTTTTTTCTTTGATATAATAATATTTGCTCGAGTAAACAGTCCTTAAGGACATTAGATTATCGTGGGATAATCTTGGAATTTAAAGCCAGTATTATTTACTGGCTTTTTAGATTAAAAACTTGGAGGTAAAAAATGAATTATACAAAACAAGATTTAGAAGATTCTATAAAACATTGTTCTGAAAAACTTTTAGAACTTGATAAGAAATGTGGCTGTTATAGAGACCATGAGTTATTATTAGAAATGTTAAAAGAATTATACGAATTAAAATATAATAAATAAAATCTGGTGAATTAAATGAATTATTCTGGAATTAAATATAATGATATGATTAATGGAAAAGGTATAAGAGTAAGTTTGTTTGTAAGTGGTTGTAGTCATGCATGTAAAGGTTGTTTCAATCAAGAAACATGGAATAAAAATTACGGAAAAGAATTTACTGATATTCAAATAAATGAAATTATAAACTACTTAATAAAATATAAAGGAACAGTTAGTGGTTTAAGTTTATTAGGAGGAGACCCTACATATAAAGATAATATAGAACCATTATGTGAATTTATATTAAAAGTAAAAGAAAAATGTCCATGGATTAATATATGGATTTGGAGTGGTTTTACTTTTGAAGAAATATTATCTGATGAAAAAAAATTAAAATTAATAAAATTATGTGACGTTTTAATAGACGGCAAGTTTATGTTAGAACAAAAAAGTCTAGATATTAAATGGAGAGGTAGTACAAATCAAAGAGTTATCAATATTCAACAAAGTTTACAAGAAAACAAATTAATTATTTTTGAATAAAAAAATGCGCCGGCGGAGAAAATTTTTAACCTCGTCAAAAATTGCGTCTTATTTTTTTATATGATATATTTAATTTGTTAAAAGTTAATATTTATTTTTCATTTTTTTACTCTCCTTTTAAGATAAAAATTTTCAAATAGTCTTTTTTACAATTAATTTTTAACATTTTAGACCTCCTTATTTTATATAAACAGAGAGGTAACTTAAAACGTTGCCTCTCAAAAATTGCAATTTAATTTTTTATAGTGTAAAATTTTTATGCATAATTAAATCACCTCCTTTCAAATTTTGATTATTCATATTTATGCACTCCTTTTTAAGAAGTTGAGCTTGTCGCGAGGCTCGACTTTTTTTATTGCAAAAATTTTCTTGACAAAATGTATTTTATAATGTATACTTTAAAAGTGAAAGAAAACTAAACAAAGGAGATGAAAAATGAAGGTTATAGATAAAGAAAAACAAAATTTAGAAAAAATAATGGCTGCTAGAAACATTATATATTCTAACTTAAAAGGCAACATTATTTTTACTTTAGTTAAAAAAGCTAAAGATGTTCCAGGAATGGATTTTAAACATTTAGATTTTATGATTGAAAAAATAGTTGATAAACTATCAAAAGAATCATTAAGTGAAACATTAAAAGATTCAATAGATATAGTTGAAATGAGAATAAACAATACTGAAAAATTACAACTATTAATTGATGAAATTACAAATATTGAATTTTTAAAGAATCTAATGATAGATTATCAAAGAGAAAAATCTAAATTTGATGCTGAAAAATTCCAAGAAGGACATGAAATATTATTTGGAGAAACAAGGGTGAACAAGATATGATAATAGACCAAGATAAATTATTAAAAATATTAGATGAAATAGTAAAATCAACTGAAGTTACTACAGTAGATGAGATGAGAAAAAAAATTCAAGGAAGAGAAATCAATATAATTTTTGAAGCTGAAAAACTTGATTTATTTTCTGCCAGTTTACTATCTGCATTTTTTATAAAATATATAGATATAGATTTTCCTACTAAATATATAAGTGATACAGGAAAATCATTTGATAAAGACTTAATTGTCTCGATACATAGAGTTAATAATGTAACTTATGAATTAACAGATGTTGATAATCATAAAATCAGAGTTCCTAAAAATGAAATTACTTGTACTGTAGCAAAAGCTCCTTTAGATACTTTATTAAGTTTGTTGAATTAAGAGATAAAATTTTATCTCTTTTTTTTATTTTTTCACTTGACAAAATAAATTTTATAGTTTATAATTTGTTTATAGAAAATAAAAATATTGAGGTGAAAAAATGGCGTTAATAATTGAACCAAAAAAGAAAAGTAGAAAGGAAGTAAAAGCTATTTCTGCTTTATTAGATAATGAAACATTTGATAAAATGGAAGAGTTATGTAGCTTTTACAAAATATCAAAAGCTGAATTGGTTAGACAATTTGTTTTACAAGAGCATGATTATTTAAAAGAAAAAGGAAAGATAGGTGATTAAACATGAATGAAATTTTTGATTTTAACGGAACGTTGGTTATTAGTAGTAGAATTATTGCTAATGAGTTAGGTAAGTTGCATAAAAATATTATTAGGGATATTGAAAAGATATTAAAAAATTCAACCGACTCAAATTTGAGCTCGTTAATAATATCTAGTATTTACAAGGATAAAAAAGGTGAAGAAAGAAAAGAATATCTTCTAACAAAAGATGGTTTTATACTTTATATGTTTAATATTCAAGGCTATAACGATTTTAAGTTAAAGTACATAAATAAATTCAATGAAATGGAAAATGCAATCAAAAATAATAATTTTATTACGGAAGATGAGAGACTTATACTTAATATAGTAAAAGCTAAAACTGAAGCTGAAAGAAGTTATTATATGTCTGAATTTGAAAAGAAAGTAGAAAAAGTAAAAGAAGAAAATGAAGATTTAAAACATGAAGTAGATATTTATAATTCTTATTTATTGTCTCGTATAAAAATGGATATGAAATATACAACTAGTGAATTGGCTAAAACTTATGGAATAAAAGCTAATCCAATGCATAAAATATTAAAAGACTTTGGAATTATAGAATCTAAAGTTCACAATGAAACACAAAGAAAATATTGGGTTTTGACTAAAAAGTATGAAGATAAATATAACAAATATGCAAAGTTAGAAACTATGAGACTACATAATATACCATATCTTGTTTGGTTAGAAGAAGGAATAAATTATATTTTTACATTCTTTTTAAGAAATCATATGTTAGATAAAGATAACAATTTAATAGAAACAACAAGTCTTGTAAAGTATAACGATGAAGATTTTAAAAGAAAAATTAAATTTTCTAAATATACTTTATTTGGTGATTATTAAAAAGGAGTGATGTTTTATGTTTGAGCTAACAATGAGTGCTATTTTTTTAACCAAGTTAATAACGTTTTCAGGATATATTGCTTTAATTTCATTAAATGTCATTATGATATTTTCTTTATATATGTCATATAAAATTAAAAAGTATGATAGCTTTTGGTTTTATACAATTTTAATACTTACAATTATTTTAATTATACTTCAGCTATATATATTTGGAATAATCAAAATAACAATAAGATAAGAGGACTTAAGTTCCTCTTTTTTTATTTTTATTATATTATATAAAATAAAAAACCAAGAGAGGTGAGTAAAATAAAATATTATTTTAATTTATTTAAAGATAATGAAACCAATAATATAATATATGAAGAACAAAAAGTTATTAAAACAAATTTAACTTTTTTTAATTTGAAATTTTATTTAGATGAAATAACTGATTTACCTATAAATGATTGTATACTTATAATAGAAAAAGAAATAGATGGTAAATATAGTTTTAATAATAGTGCATATGGAACAGTAGGTAATTTAATAGAATTTAAAAATATAGAATTTAAAAATCCAATAGAGGAAGAATCTAAATACAGAATATATTTTGAATTTAAACAAGGTGGAATAACAATACTTAGTACAAAAAGAAATCCATTATATTTTGTATTACATACTAAACCTACTACTTTTAATATAGATATACAAAACTCTATTTTATTAGATGATATATATGAACTACAATCTACAGAACAAGATAAAATTAAATTTAATTTATCTATTAATTCAAATAATATTCTTAGTTATAGTTTTAAAATAAGTCATAAAGAATTAGTTGAACCAGGAGTTTACGTTCCTATTATTAATAATAAACTTACTAAATTAGAGGATACTCTTTCTCAAGATATGTTTAAAAATGGTTTTACTTATTTACACTTTTTTTTAAAAGATAATTTTGATAATACAAATTATAGAAAATATAAAATAACAACAAAGAATAATACTTTTACTTCATTATTTATTTTAAATAATGAATTTAAAATAAAAACATTAGAAGAACCTATAACTATTTTTTATGAACATAGAAATGTAACTACATTAAAACCAGTTATTCAATATGAAGAAAATAATGTTTTAAAACAAAAAGAAGGAACTAATATAGGAACTTTTAATAATACAAAAAGAAGTTTTAGTTTAAATTTAAAAACTATAGTCCAAGATATTCCAGTAAAAGAATTTAAATTATTTTTTGTTTTAAATGATAAAAAAGAATTAGTTTCAAATGAATGTTTTGTAAAGCTAGATAACGTTATTCCAGAAATAACACTGAAAGATTATTTTTTAGTAAGTGATGAAAAAGTAGATTCTATAAAAATAGATGGAAAAATTAAAGACGATAACTTATTTTATATAGGTGAAAATGTAAAAGTAATAAAACCTGTAAATAAAATATTATTAATTCAATCAGATAAAAAACTTTCTAAAATTAAATTTGATGGAATGGAACCTATTGATTTAGAGAAATATAATAACTATTACACAACTCCAGCAATAGAAAAAACATTTGAATTGTTTGACAATGAAAAAAATAAAGTCACTTCAGGGTTTAAATATATTAACTCAGATTCTAGAAGACATTTCTATATATGGTTAGATAAAAACAAATTAACTTTATTTGAAAAAAATATTTTAGAAAATCATGGACTGTTAAAAGTAAAAGAAGAACAAACGAACATATTGGAACAACAAACTTTAGAATTTAATAATTTAATTTTAATAAAGGTTATTCTAAATAGTAGTGCACAAGATTTATTTGAATTTGATTTAGGTGTTGATGGTTTTGATTATAGTTTCTTAAAATATGTTAATAACAGTAATATATCTGGAGATTTAGATAAAGACAAAAAACTTATTTTAAATTTTGATAAATCAAACTTAATATTTTCTAAAAATGAAAATACTGTTCTGATTAAAACTGATTCTAAAAAAGTAATAAGTGAAAAAGTTGGTATATTTGATGGAAACTTAAACATATTAGGAGTTTCTTATAAAACAGAGAAATTTATTTTAAAAACAAATTCTTTATTTTTTGATAATGAATTAAATAAAAACACTCCAGAAAATATTTACTTTATTCCAAAATTAAAAAAAGGTAATAAGAACTTTAATTTTAATTACTATACATGTAAAAGAATAAGTAAAGATATTTATAATTTTGAAATGGAAATTCCTATAAATGAAGGACTTGAAAATTATAAATTAATATTTGAAGATGAACTTGAAAATAAAATAGAGAAAGAATTTAAAATAGAAAAAAACTTTAAAAAAGTAGAAGCATCTCTTGTAAATATAGAAAATTATAATTTATACAAAGATAATAATGTGTACAATATAGTTACAAGAAATGATGATGTTACTATTAATTTTGAAATTCTAAATGAAACAAAAGAAATAAAAGAAACAGAATCTAATATAGTTGCAAAAAGTAATGATATAATTAAATATCAAAAAGTTAAATCTAATAATAGAACTTTTAGTTTTAATTTTAAAGTAAGTCCAGATAAAAAAGTTTATGAAATATTTCATGAAGGTATAAATGAAAAAATATGTGATTTAACAATACAAAAAAAGAATGAACTATTATTAGAATGTCCAACAAAAATAACAACAGGATTAAACTCTTATAATCTATATATTAAGAAAGATGAATTTTCTAGAATAACTGTAAACTATTCAAATCCTAATTTTAACATAACAACTAAGAATAATTACATAGAAATAAATAGAACAAATAACTTAAATATAATAGAAGAATTAGATTTTGAATTAAACGTTGTTGATGATAATAACATTTATCAATCAGTATCTAAAAATATAAAAGCAAATTTTTATAACGATAATATTATAGAAGAATATAAAATATTAAATTCAAAAAATAATATAATTAAAAACAACTCTTTTGATTTAGAAATAAAATTAAATAATTTTAAAGATATAGAATTTATAAGAGTATTTGACGAATATGAAAATATATTAAAAAATAAATTAAAGTATGGAACTATAAATAACTATATATGTACAATAAAAGGAATAACCACACCTATTAAACCTAATTCAATTAAATTAGAATTTAAAATAAAAAATACAGACATAATAGTTAAACAAGAATTATTTACAGATAATAAAATAAGTTTATTTGATGAAAATAAGAATTTTAAAAGTTCTATAAAATATACAGATACTATAGAAGTTAATATAAATACTGAGATATTAGATGAATATAAAATCAAGTTATACAACGGAAACGAATTACTTGTTGAAAAAAACATAGAACATAAATATGAATCAATAAAAGTTTTAAAAGAAGATTTAAGAACTTTTGATTTTGTAATATTAGAAATATACAACAATGAAAATAAGCTAGTTTATTATGAAAGAAAATTATTAAATATAATTCCTATAATTGAAACAAAAGAAAGTTTAAACTTCGATGAGTTAAATATTTTACAATTAAATGAAGCTTCTAATATTATTTTAAACAATAAAGAAAATGGATATGAATACGTTTTAGAAATAGAAGATGAAAACGGAATTTTAAACAAAATTAATTTACAAGAAGGATTAAATATATATAATTCTTTCAATAGAGGCTCATATAAATTAAGTTTAATTAAGAAAAGATTTAATTTTAAGAAAATAATAAAAACATATTATTTAAATTTATTTAATGATATCAATGAAAGATTAGAATATTCAAAAGGTTATACTAAATTTAATCTTGTCAACTCTATAAGTATTGTTAATAGAAGTAACATAGATTTTAAAAACTTAGAACCTAATTTAGTCCATATAACTGAAACTAAAAGACATATAATAACTCCAGAATACAATTCAAATGGAGATATTAATTTTAGATTTAAAAAAGAAAGTGGTTTAAATAGATTTATTTACAAAGATAAAGTTGGAGAAATAGAGTTTGAAAACGCAAATTATATTCCTAAAGAAACTATTTCTAAGGTATCAATAGATGATATAAACACTAACAACGAATCATTGTTTTATATAAAAAGTGAAAGAGAAGTAGTATTAGAATCTGAATCTAACGTTTACTTTACTTGTACTGAAGCTGATAAAATAATAATTAAACCAGATAAATTAAATAATGAAATAGAAAGATTTGTTTATAGTGAAGTTCCTGTTACTATATATAAAGAGTTTGTCCCTTGTAAAATAGATTTTTATAAAAATGATGAAAAGATAGATTCGTTAAGAATAGATATAGAAAAATTAAATAAAACAGTAATTCAATTCTGGAATACTGGAAATAAAAGAATGGTTTCTATAATACCTTTTAAAATAAAAAGTACTCAAGCTACAAGAAATGCAATACAACTTTCTATTAAAAATAGAGTAAAACATTTCTTATATAACTTTACTATAATAACTGCAAAAGTAAACAATAAAAAAGACTTTTTAACTTGGACATTAGAAGAGCAAGAAGAATTTATAAAAGACTGTACAGCTAAGTATTATGATAAATATAAAGATACTAATGTTGAAAAAATAAAGGATTTTATCAGAGATGAAATTATAAAACTAGAGGATTAATTTCCTCTTTTTTTTATGTTGTGCTAAGATAGTTAAAAAGAATTTAAAAAACTAATGGAGGCAACTATGCAAAACAAAATAATTTTAAGTAAGAAGAACAAGGATGGAAGTTATGACACTAACGATTACCTTTTTGATGGTATTGATTTATATAATGGTGACCACGTTAACAAAAGATTAGAATTGTCACCAGTTGGAACGCCCGCTAAGAATGTAAAAATTCAATTAGTGGTAACTAGAGATAATATAGAATACGAATTTAAACCAGAAGAAGATAATGAATATAATTTAAAATCTGATAAATATCCTGGATTAACAATTCATTTTGAAGATATGAATGGAGTAAAATATAAATCTGATAAAAATGGAATTATAAGTATAATCAATATACTTAGTGTTCCATTAGATTTTATGATATATGTTGATGCTGAACCATACACTGCTAAAAAAATCTCTGATGAAGTAGTTCTTGATGATGTAAGTCTTATTATATGGAATAACTAAATGCTTAGTTTTGGCGAAAGACTTCTTAGAAAGTATTTAAAAAAATGCTTTGGAAAAGAAGAAGTTGAATTCAACTACAGAGATGCTGGTATTTATAATCCAGCAACTCATATGCCATTAGAATTAGATTTATTTTATCCTAATCTAATGATTGCGTTTGAATTTCAAGGTAAACAACATAAGACTGACGAAGAACAAAAACATAGAGACCAAATTAAAAAAGAACAGTGTAAAAAGAAACATATATTATTATTTACAATATGGGCAAAAGATTTAAAAAGTAATCTTTATGAAAAAATAAAAGATAAAATAGAAGAACATTCTGGATTTAAAATAAAAAAACCAAAAGAAGATTTTTTAAAACTATATGATGAAACTACTAATGAGTATAGAAAAAATCTTGCTAAGCTACATAAGAAGATAGATTCAGATAAGTTTGTTAAGGTGAAGAAAAATGGAAAGAGAATACATACTTAGTTTATCTACTCTTTCAAGAGTTAAACAAAAAATTAATTTACCTTTTAGATTTAAATTGAATAAATCAAAAAAGATAATTAAAATGAAAAACTTAGAACTAGAAAAAACTCTTTTTGTTTTTGATGTTTCTAATTTTATCAAACAAGAATATAGTTTAAAATCTAAAAAAACTATATATAAAAATAAATATGATATAAAAATGAAACACAGTCCTTATTTATATTTATTATATGAACTTAATTTTACAAATGAATTTATATTAGAAAATATAGAGGTTATTTATAATTTAATTAAAATTCACATAGAAAAATATAATTATGAAAAAGGATATTTTGAAAACACGACAGAGAACATAATTAAAGTTATTAAATATCATGAAGATATGATATTAAATAAAAATGATATAGAAGAACTTAGAGATTTAAGTAATTATTTTAAGTACATTAATAAAGTTGTAATAAACTATATAGAAATGTTCTTATACTAAACGGAGGTTTTAAATGAAAGAAGAGAAACAATTAACTGTTCGCGACGAAGTTAATGAAATAATGGACGGAATAGAAATAACAATAGATGATTTAAAAAAAGTCTCTACTTTAGACCCAAAACTTCAAAGTGAAATAAATAAATTTTTAACTAAACATAAGCAAGACAATTTAAATAATCAAGTGCTTAGATGCAATGTTGAATATATAGATATTAGTAAAACATTAGAAGATTTTCAGAATGAAGTAAATGAAGAAGAAGACGACGATGATGTATTAGATGTAGCTATGGAAAAATATAAACAACACTTAAAAGTCATAAAAAAGAATGAAAAAAATTGTCCAAATTTTAGAACATGTCCTTTATTTTTAGCTAACAGTTTAAGACAAGGAGAACAATGTCCTTTTGAAAAGGCAAATACAATACAATTAGTTAATGGTTTATATAAAGAACTTGATATAAAAGAAGATGATTTTGCTGACCAATTATCTGTAGGACATATGATAGCTCTTGAAAATATGGCTAAAAGAGCAGAAGCAGCTATTGCAAATTTAGGTATAGCTACAGATATAACAACATATAGTAAAGGTGGAGTTACATACGATTCTAAAGTAAGTGACTATTTTATAGCTTATGAAAAGATAATGAGTTTATTAGAAAAACTTAAAAAGAATCTAATACTTGATAGAGAAAGTAAGATGAAGAACAAAAAACTTGAATCTGAAATCAATCAATCTACAATTAAAGAAAAACTTAAAAACAAAATGTTTAATAAAGGTTTTGATATTAATACAGAAGAGATTGCTAATGCTATTGTTTTAGAAGATGATGAAAAAATTAATTTAGGAGAATAATATGAGTCCAGAACAAGAAAAATATTTTCAAGAAAATTTTAATGACTATGATAAGTCTACTAAAACAGATAGTTTTTTAAATATGTTTATTTTACAACCTATGATGGATAACTGGGCTAATAACGGATTAGCAAAATCAGGAAGTTTACATTTAGAAAAAGCATTAATGACTTCTAACGCTAATATAAACTATTTAAATAGTCACGCATTAGGAAGCAGATTTGGTGTTGGTATATTAAATAAAATACCAATAATTAAAAACATATTCCCAGATGAGACTACTAAAATTTGGGACAACAAAGTAATGAATAAACTATTTTCAAATACAGATTTTTTTTATCAAACAAAATTTGATAAACAAGTATCTGAAGGAACTGTTAATCCTACTGCTAAACAATATTATCAAAAAGGTACAATAAGACATATGTATCTTGATGAAAGGCCAATACAAGAATTAAAAAAAAATGTAGATAAAGCTAATTTACAATTAGACGGAGAAATAGTTGGACATAATATAAGTTGGTCTAAGAAAAATGTGAATGATGCTGTTAGAAAACTTAAAACATTAGGCATAACAGATGCTGATTTTTCTAATAATAAAATGTTTTTAGAAATAGATGGAAAAAAACAACTTGTTGATTTTAATGAAACAAATTTAAAAGCATTAATAAATAGCAAAAATACGAGAGCAAGTGATTTTGATAAAGTAGGAAATAGTGTTCATAAATTAGTAAATAGTATTAAAGGTAGTGCTGATGTTAGAAATACTTTTAAAGAAGAAGCGTATGATGTTTTAAATAATTTGCTAAAAGAAGGTGCAAAAGATAATAAAACTGTTGCTGACTTTGTTGAAACTAATGGAGATGATGTTTCTAAATATTCAAAAAAAGTCTATAAAAAATTTATGAACCTTATTGATTCTGTTGGACTTGGTGGAGGTTCTAAACAAGTTATTGATGGCTTAAAAGAAAGTGCCATTAAAGTATCTGCAACAGTTACAGAAGAAGAAGCTGAACAAATAGCCAAAACATTAACTAGAAAAAATGTGTTTGAAAAGTTTTTTTCTAGTTCTTTCGGTAAAGTCATTACTCAAGTTGGAACTGGTAAATTAGCATTTGGACTAAACATTGCTGGTTCAATAATAGGCGGAATAGCATCTCATGGGCAAGATAATGCAATTCAAAATTTTGCTAAAACAATAGTTGATTATCAATTAAACTCAGGAAAAGATGTTTATGAATCTAACGAAGCTACTATGCATTCTATTCAAACTCATATGCAAAGAAGCGGAGACGATTTAGAAGAATATAAAAAACAATTATATTATAGAAATTTCTCAAATGATATGAGAAGAGATATGTCTAGATTAGACAATGAATATTTGAGCGCAGACAAAATTCAAACTAGTTAAGGAGGTTTTTAAAATGGCGTTAAATTATGAAATAGCTGACATGTGTAAAAAATGCATGAAAGCACATATAAAAAAGAAAGGAAGTTTCAAGGTATCTTGCACTCCTGTTCCAAAAGAATTAGAAAATGGAAAACTATTCCCACTAGATGCTTTTTTATCAAAAGAAGAAATGAATAGTTTAAGTGAAGAAGATAAACTTGATTTACAAATACAAAATAATAAATTACTTTGGGCTGAACAATTTTTAGGTTGGACACCATATAATCCTAAACGTTCTTTTTATCAATATTACCAAAAAGAAATATTGCTTTGCACCGCCAAAAACAAAGTTGAAAGACTTGGAAGACGGCTAGGAAAATGCGTTGAAAAAAATACACTTATTGCAACTAGCAATAGAGGCTTAGTTCCAGCATACAAATTAAAAGATACTGATTTATTAATTACATATGATGAAAAAACAAAAAGAATATATCCTACAAGAAATTGGGGAATGATAGAAAATGGTTTTAGAGAATGTATAAAAATAGTTACTGAATCAGGAAGAGAAGATACTGTTACTACTAATCATCCTTATTTAATTAAAGGAGAATGGATTGAAGCTCAAAATTTAAAAATAGGAGATAAAGTAACTGTACCAGTAGATTTTAGTAATATTAAATATAGAAATATAACTGATGATAATTATGAAATATATAAAGCTCTTGGGAAAATAGCTGGTAAAGAACAGAATTTTAATAGTCATATTTTTAGACTTAGTAAAAACAATACTATATTTTTCTTAGAAGGTGTATTAGAAACAAAAGTATTTACAAATAAATTCTTTGTACAAACTATAGGGTTTTTATTACAAAAAACAAATAACAGATATAAAATAGTTGAATTCAATCCTAATTATTTCAAAATAGAAGTTGATGGAATTTTTAGAAATAAGTTTTATAATGAAGAAAAAATAAAGCATATATATAAAGTAGGATTCAGAGATACTGTTAGTATTAGTGTACAAAAGACACATACTTTTTTAACTAATGGTATTATTACTCATAATACAGAAGGAATGTGCGTTGATATTCTTCATTATGCTTGTTTAAATCCTAATAAGAAAATAGTAGTTGTTGCAAACTCATTAAAGTTAATTACTGAAATATTTGATAGAATAGAAGCGTTATTAAGTTCTAAGACAAGTGCTTATAAAAATGATTATAAAAGAAAACGTAGTCCTTCTGAAAAAGTAACGTTATGGAATGGAACTGCAATTAATGGTTTTACTACTGCAACAGATGGTAACAGTATCAGAGGACAATCTGCTGATAAAGTATTTATAGACGAAGGTGCTTATATTCCTGAACAAGCATATCAAGTTCTTATGGCGTTTAAACTTGATAACCAAAATGTATCTTTTACTGTTGCATCTACTCCTTCAGCGCTAGAATCTAACTTTAGAAACTGGTGTATGACTGATGATAAATGGAAAGAATTTCATTTTCCTTCTAGTATACTTCCTAACTTTGCTGTAAATGACGAACCAGAATTAAGAAGTTCACTTACAGAAGAAGGATATAAGCTAGAAGTTGAAGCTGAATTCTCTGAAGGAAGTAGTAAAGTTTTCAAGACAGAAGATATAAAAGAAAGTCTTAGAAATTATAATTATGTTTATTCAAGAAGTGAATTAATCAATCCTGAAAAATGGAAAATAGCCATAGGATGCGATTATAACGATTGGAAAAACGGTGGACAAGTATGTGTATTAGGTTTATATTGTGGTAATCCATTAGATGTAGAAAAACCTTTAAAGATACTACATTTTTCAAGTATTAATAAGTTTAGCACTGATGGAACTATTAAAGATGTACAAAGCGAAACTGTAAATACTATAATTAATTTACAAAGAGATTTTAATGCTGACTTTGTATATTGTGATGAGGGTCATGGTTCTATGCAAAATGAAATATTATCTAAACACTTTTTTGAAGAAGGAAAAATAGATATATTTAAAGGTGTTAATTTTGCTTCAAATTATTCTTATGAAGATATATGGACTGGAACTACAATACCTAAAAGAATGAAGATAATGTTAGTTAACTTTATTCAAAAAAGATTTGAAAAGAAAGAAATAATTATTTCTGAACCAGAAGAAACTGGTAAGAACCAATTAATAGAACAATTAAAAGAATATAGAATAGATAGATATGATAATAAAGACCAACCAGTATTTGCTGGTATAGACCATAAATTAGATGCATTAATGTTAGCTAACTTTGCTCTAATAGAAAATCTAGATTCTATATTTGATAGAGCTACTGGAAACTTTATTTTAAGTTTTAAAAATGAAGGATATAAAATAGATGCTGGAACTTTCAATAACGAATATAATACTCCTAATAAAAAACCTTATAATGGACCATTAAGTATAAATTTAGGAAGAATGGGAGTAGCTAATAGTGGTAAAGAAAGAAATCTTAAAAAAGCTAAAAAAGCGATAAGGAGTTTGTCTAATGGATTTTTTGACTAATAGATATAAAAATAATAGTGTTTATAAGAATCTTTATGCTGATAATACATTAGATAAAGAAGAAGATAAATACATACCTGAAAAAGAATTTGAAGAAGAACAACATAAAAAAACACAAGAATTAAAAAAGAAAATAGAACTTACAAAGAAAAATGTTAAAAACAATATTCTTGAAAGTGAAATAACGGCTGAACCTTTTTTTGATTCTGAGTTTTTAAAACACTTAGAAAATTTAAATAACTTTTTTTCTAGTTATATTCCTAACTTTCCTAAATATTATGAAAACGGAAAAGTTAATCCAAGAGCTTTTTTAGATGCTAAAGATTTATTACAAAATGAGTTGCCTATGAGTGTAGATGAAATACTTTACACTCCTACTACAACTAACGGAGTAACTAATCCAGATAAAATGCATTTTGAAAATGGTTATAGTATAGATTTTGATGGGAATGTTTATGACCCAAATAGAAATATAGTTTTTAATAGTAATCTTGTAGGAGAAAAAGTTAAATATTTAGATTTGTTAAATAATAAAGTAATAACAGATAAAGGTTTAAGATTAGAGTTACCAGAATCATTTCTTGATAACTTTTTGAAAGATATAAAACTTACTTGGAATGATATTAAAGAAAATAATCTAAAATATGAAAAAGATATTGATAATAAATTCAATCCAAACGATTATTATAATCCAAAAACAATAGCTGAAAGAATAAAAGAATTTAGAGAAAAAGCTGAAAAATATCCTAAAGATATTGAAAACTTAATTAACTATGACGATGTGTTTGGACATTATAAAGGACATCCTATTTCAATAGAAGAGAAATATTTAATCGAACTTCCTGTTGAAAATTTATTTTTAACAGATATATTTTCTGATATAGATAAACTTAATTTTGCAGAAGAAATAAAACAGTTTTATTCAGAAGAATCTGAACTAGGTGTTTGTAATTTCAAAGATATACCTTATGGTGAATTAAGTTCATTGTTACTATGGGGTGGTGGAGAAAAAGGAGTTAAACCTTTGTCTAATCAAGCTATAGAAGATAAAGATATAATTTTTACAAAAGATGGAACTGCTAAATATACTGGAGTTAACAGTACTATAACAACTAAAAGAAATGGTTGTAAGGAAAGAACATATCAAACTGGACATCTTTGTATGTGGACTTCTAGAAATAAATTAGGATTAAAACGTTCTATTATACAATACTTATATGCTTTTTGTGCTGGAATTGGTTTGTTTAATGCTAATATACCAAGATTACTTGGTTTTAAAAAGATAAGAGTTTTTAGTGGATTATGTATAGGTGGACTTTTAGAAAGAGTATTATGTGCATGGCAACAAAGAATATCTAAAAGAATTAATGATTTATTCGCATGTAAACCAGCTCAAATAATGACAGACTTAAATAAAAGTGGTTTTGAAAATGCAACGTTTCCGCATGGTTCAAGTGTAGATGATATAACTCAATTAGATAGTATAACATCTTGTAAATTTGGAGATAGATATGTTGTAAATAAAGTACCTACTAGTATTTCTAAAACAAGTGAAATAGCATGTGGTGTATTTTTCTTTGACCCTAATCAAAAGTTAAAACAATATTGTCCTTGGACTTATAATAAAGTTTGGTCAGGAAAACCTTTCAATGAAAAAGACAATTTCCAAATAGTTAAGGAATATAACAATATTTATAGCAACCCAATAATACAAGATTTATTAGCTAATAAAAATACATTAGGTGAAGATAGTATTACAAGAAGATTAATGGCTCTTCAATTTGCATTTATGAAGAAACAAATATTATTAGAATCTCAAGAAATACAATCTAGTTTAGAAAGTATAATAGAAAATACAATTTATGATTCTTTACAAAATATAACTCAAGACTTAGCAAGATTTGATAGTATTTATTCAAAGTTTAACAGCGATGAATTTAAATCGTCTAATCCAGGACAAAGAGGAAATTACTATAGAGAATTTTTTGATTACTTTGGACAATTAACTTTATATGGTTTTAAAATTCCTCCTACAAAAAAAATAGCTTATACAGAAACAACACCTTTAGTTGATAGAAATAAAGGAGTGAAGAATATAAACTATGCTTTTAAAAATTATAATAAATCAAAACAAACAAACATAGAAGTTGAAACGTATGATTTAAACTTAGATAGAAACGAATATATTATTCCAACACCAGAAAATATAGTTTATTATGATGCTTTATTATTTGCTTATAGAAATGTTCCTACAAATAGAATAAAAGAAATATTTAAAAAGAACATCGAATATTTATCTAAAACAGAACCTGAAACTTCTAAAAAATATATGAGAGTAAGAACTGTAAGAGATTATCTAAATACATTTAATAAATTTGAAGATTTTGATAGTCAAGTAAGAAGTACTCTTGATTTTGTTAGTTATGACTTAAATATAAATAATTATTCTGAAGCTAGTTTTAAACAATTAATGGAAAGAATAAATAGTTTTATAGATGATGTGCCTATAATTTAATGGAGGTTATTTATGGCAAGTGTTACAAAAAATCCTATGATTTTGCAAAGTGCGTTATATGTTTATAACTGGTTCTTAGCTTTACCAGAAGAACAAAGAAAATTTATAACAAATAATGAAATGCTTAATCATATAACTTCAGATGAAAAAACTTTGTACAATATAGAAAATATAATAAACAAAGAAAAAGAAGATGAAAATGTAGATAAAAGACTTGAAGAAACAATAAAAAGTATATTAAAGGAAGGTGAGTAAAATAGCTGAAAAAATAACAGATAAACAAGCTTATTTTAATGAGCTTAATCAAAAACTAAAAAATGATTTTGATTTTTTATTCGAAGACGACTCATTTTCCCTTAATAATTACTTAACAAATAGATTATATTCTAAAAAAGATTTTGAAACATTCAAAAAAACATTTTGTTTTAAATATAAAGATGATAAACTTAGATATATTTTTGAACATTCTCAACAGTATGCAGAGATAGTCGATATGACTATTAATGATTATTGTGTGAGAATGTTTAAATCTGAAATTAAATATTCTAAAGACTTAAATAATCTAGTAAATGTATTAGCAAATATGGAAGATAAGGTAACTTTAGATGGTTATCTTGAAATAATAAGACAAGAAGATTTTAAGCAATTTATTAAAAAAAATGCGCCGGCGAAAAAAAATATAGAAATTCAGTATTTAAATATTCAAGAAAGAGAAGCTAATTTAAGAAATTTTGTTAATAAACTTAATGAATTTACCGACTCTTATAAAAGAATAGAATACATTACAGAGAATATGTCTGAAACGATGTTCAAAGATAATACAAACTATTTCGAAAACAGATTTGAATATCCAGAATACATAAATGTTTTTAATAAATTTCCAGTTGATACAACAGTTAAACCAGATTATGGACTTAGTTTTAAACCTGATTACTATGGTGGTTCAATAGAAAATCCATTGAAAAATAATTTTTTCGCTAATTTATTTAACGATAATTTATTTAATGAAGTAAATTCTTATATTAAAAAAAGATTAGAAATTTATAATCAATATATAGAAAGTTTAAATTTCAGTAAGTTAGATTGTAGAATTATTAGAACCGTTTTATATTGGATTACTTATTTTGGAAAAGCTTCACAACAAGCAACTCTTCATATGGATAATATTAAAAATGCTGATGTTACTTGGGCTGTTGGAACAGAAAAAGAAACAAAAGCTAGTTTCTATGGAAATAGTAAATTAGCTAAAGCATTTAGTAGTTACTATGCGTATATGAACGCTACTCATAATCCATATAAAAGAATAATAAACAATAAAGAACACGAACAGATGGACGCTAACGCTATAGCAATACATAAGTTATTTGGAACATTAGGATTAGATGCTTTAGATATAGAAGGAATAGTTAAAAACACAAAGATAGTAAGAGACATAATAGAAGTAATTCAAATACTTGACCAAAAATTAGTAGTTAATGTTAATATAGGAGATTATATTAATGGTTTTGTTTCTAGTATGTTAAATAGTGTGGCTCAATTACTTGAATTTACTATTAGTATGTCATTTCAACAATTATTCTTTTTGAAAATAATTCCATTCAATGGAAAGAAAATAAGTTTAAGTGATTTATATAACTATGTTAATTTTTTAAAAATACTTGTTGAAAATATAGACAATGCTCAAAAACTTAGTGAAATAAATGAAGAATCTATGATGGAATCTGCTTTAAATTCTCTTGGATTAAATGTTGTACAGTTCAGAGAAATAGGATGGGGAGCTTATGATGGTAAACTAAACTCAAGTTCAGGTATAGTATTCTTTATTAATACTATGAAAAAAAGTTATAAAAATTCAAAAACATATTGGACTTGTTTAGAAGATTTGCCAGTTTTATATAGTTTAATAGAATTTGCTCTTGAAAAGAAAGCGTATAATGGAGATTACTACGCTAAGAAAAACATAATTTTATCTAGTGAAAATGAGATATATGATTTAGTTAGCTATTTAACTAAAGAGGAAATAGCATTTGTTTTATATAAATTAAATGTAGATATTCATTCAGAAAGTACTGGTTATTATGTAAATGATGATTTTATAAATAAAACAAATAGAAGTTTAAATACTAGTTTACTTAGAGGTATGTTTGATGGAGTTAAGTTATATGAAGAATATAAAAACTTTAGCTTTGAACAACTTAAAAAAACAGTTAATGAAAAACCATTTTTAGAAAAATACAGTGTATATATTTCAAAGATGTTAGAAGAATATTTTAAAGTTGTTAAATTTAACAGAGAAGCTATAACTAAAACTACTTTTGTTGATAAAGACCTTGGAGAGTTTGATGATTTTATAATGAGATTTTTGCCTAGTATTTTAGAATTTGCTAAATTTTTAAACTTAGAAGAAGAAACAAAAGAAGCTCTTGTAGAGCTATTAGATAAAATATTAAACATAATTACTAGTTTATTATTTGAAAAAGTTTTACTTGAATTAAAAAGACAAATAGATATGCTTCTTAGACAAGTAACTACTTCATTTGAAAAATCAGTAGATGAACTAACAGAAAAAATAGGATTAAAAAATACAGCTGTTGAATTTGATTTAGGTCTAGGTTTAACTCCTTTAATAGGTTCAATGAAAGAAACTCTTGAATTAATAGATGAGTTTATAAATAAACTTCCAAGAGCAATATTGCCTTGTTTTATAAATGGAGGTTATGGAGAAAATGAAGCTTTACTTATACCTAAGAAAAGATATAGAGATAATCCAGATGAATCTCCAGTTCATGGAAATCCAGTCGAACCAGATTTACCAGATAAAAATGAAAAACCTGATTATAAAAAACCTAGCGATTGGAAAGTATATTATATTAATAAGTCTGGTACACCAGTATTGTATCAACCACATAAAGCTGGTAAGTATGAATATTCTAGAATAGTAACAAGCGGAAGTCCAAGACAAGTAGAATCAATAGATAGAATAATAGAAGAAAAAGAAGACATACCAAAGAAAATAGTATATAGAGATAATAAAGTAGAACTAGTCTACAATTCTGGAAAAAGAGAAAAGATACTAGAAAAAAAATCTCTTATCCAAAAGAAAGGTTATATAATAAAGAAAAAAACTATAGGTGATATAGAACAAATATTAAGTGAAGATAATATAAAAAGATTAAAAGAAATACAAAGCTTTTTAGATAGAATAAATAACATAGACTATTATGAAAAAATAAGAGAAAGAAATCAATTAAAAAATAAACTAAATTTAGAATATAGCAAAGCTATGCCAGACATGAATGAAATAAAAGAAATCGAAGATAGTATCGGCAAATTGACAGATTATATTAATAATGCTAAAAATTATTCTATATTAAACAATAAAAACAAAGATGACGAAATACAATTATTTAATATCAACAATAAGAAAAAAATAGAATTTGATGAAGAAAGATATAAAGATTTAGATGAATTTTTCACACAAAAAATTCAAGTCCTAAAAGAAACTGATGAGTTTTTGCAAGACGAAGAAAATACTTATTTATCTACTTATCAAATAACTGAATTATTAAAATAAGGTGGTGAGAAAAATAAGTTTTATTAGTAAACTCTTCGCAACAGATAAACAAGAAGAAAATAAAAAAGAAACAATAGTTGAACGTGTTGATAATGAAAAAAGAGATTATTCATCTATATATAAATCTACTTATATAGATAAAGATTTCTTATCGTTCAATATTGGTGATAAAAGAGAAAAAGCCATGTGTTATAACATGGACAATGTTCTTAAAAAAATAAAAGATGAAATTTTTAAATTACCATTACTTGCAAGAGCTATTTTAAATATAACAGCAAAAGCTTCTGATAAACCAATAAAATTTATTGGAAGTAATCCAGAAGAAGTTAAAAAAGTTGCAACAGAATTTAATCTTATTTTAAAAAGAAGTAACTATAATCCTAACTTATTCTTAAAAGAAGCTTTTCAAAATTTAGTAAAATATTCTAATGTTTTCATAATGCCTATTAGAAAAAATTCTGCAATAGATAGACTTAAAATAATTCAAAACAAAGGTTGGACTGTAGATAAAAAATTCGGTAATAGTTTTTGTGAAACTTTTATTTTAAGTGAAGATGGTTACGATGGTTTTGGAGTTATATACAAAGATAGAAAATTCAAAAACGGAGTTGAGATATTTCATTATACTTATAATAAAGAATCAGATGAAATATTCGCAATGCCTATATGGTGTTCTGTAATTCCAGTTATTCAAAAATATAATTTATTAATGGATAATGCTTTAGAATCATATGCCGACCAAAGAATAACTCGTATAATATATGAATTAGGTATTACTAAAAGTGGACAAGTAAGACAAATAAAAACAGATAGTTATAATTCTGCTAAAGCATTATTAGAACAAACAGATGATGATTTAATATTTGATATACCAGTTAATATAAACAAAGTAGAAAAAGAATTTAAGAGTCCTGATAAATTACTTGAGGCATTAGAAATTCAAATGTATGCTGGACTTTATACTTCAAAAGGACAACTTGGTTCTACTAGTTCTGGAAGACAAGATGCTGAAACTCAAGATGAAAATACTCTTTTAATAACAAATAGTTTCTTGAAAGAACTTGAATTTCAAATAAATAAAACTATCATACACAATATATGCTTAGATTTATTTAAAGTAGATAAAGATATAGAAATTAAATTTACTGATGATTTTAATGTTAAAGAAAGAAAAGAAAAACACGCCGTGTTCTTATTTCAAGGTGGTGTTATTACTATTGATGAAGCAAGAGAATTATGTTCTATGGATGAAAAGTTTGATATAGAAAAAACTTTCCAAAAATTATACGAACAAGAAGAAATGAATGGTAATGTAGAAAATGTTAATAATCCTAAAAATCAACATACAGGTGGTATTGGAACCACAAAGAAAACTAAAAAAGATTGAGGTGAAAAAGCTTGATTAAACACTTATATAAGATAAATGATTTTACTGATATAAATAAAATGAAAGAAAATAAAACTTTCAATGATTCAAAAGTAAAAGTTCAAATATCCGATAAGAAAAAAAGAAAACCTATTTTAAACAAGGAATATAATAATCTTGTTTATATGTTGGCTACTACTTCTGATAAAGAAATAAATTCTAGAACATATGCTGACAAATCAACAAAAGAATTAGTTGTTTCTGGAGGTTGGACATCTCCTTATAACAAACCAGTTCTAAAAAATCATGACCAAATAGAAGGTGAACCACAAGGAAGAATACTAGATGCTTGGTATGTAAAACATGATGGCTTATCAATAGAAACTGCTCATGATTCTGTTTTACCAGAAGATGTTTTAAAATTCTTTCAAGACAATGGTTGTTTTGAAGAAGGTACGGGTTCTACTATTTTAAAAGCATTTGTTGATGATGAAACAATGAAAAAAATAGAAGACGGTTTTTACTTAACTGTATCACAAGGTATTTTTGTAGAAGATATGAGATGTAATATTTGTGGAAGTTCAATTTGGGACTGTTCTCATTCTGTAGGTAGAGAATATGAAATGGAAGACAAAACAAAAAAAGTTTGTATTCCCGTAGCTTCTGGTCAATATGAAGCTGGAGAAATTTCTATAGTAAATGTACCAGCTAATGATACTAGTATAATTTATATACC